ATCACAACTTGCAAACGAAGTGAAGTACACGGATAAGAATGTGAGGACGTTTGGTGATTGGGCTTTAGTAGCATGCACCTTAAATGGTGTTGTCTCAACTAAGTTGGCAGCTTTCACACCACCTCAAGCTAAGGCTGTTGTTGTGTGTGTGTTGGAAGGTTCCACTCTTAAGACAGGCGCAGGACACGTCACAAGAATTGTGGCTGATGATCCTGATGGTGCTATCGCCAAATATACCTGTGATACCAAACCTGGTTTCTCTGGTTCACCAATTTGGCAAACCCAAAACAACAAAACATTTATCGTTGGAATTCACAATCGAGGAAAAGAAAGTGAACAAGATGAAAATGGATTCCTGGTTTTTAATGACGAAATTCGTTCTTTTTTATCACCAGGAATTGGGGGACAAGACCAATTAAACCGTTAGTATTTTCCGTACCTGATTGGGTCGAAGTCACTCCTCAAGAGTGGTTTGGACCCTTTGAGTGTGCGGGATATATAAAAACGGGGCCACCACCCCCTGTACCATTTGTACCTAGTCTTGATTTTAATGAAAAAGTTGATTTTGGGCCTGCATTGGGCACATCGACGATACCTGGTATTATGAAGTATTATCATCATCAATCAACAATGTTACCTCATGAACACATAGAATTGGATAGAAGAATGAAAGCTTATTGGTTGCCATGGTTGGTTTCTCGACCATGGAGTCATGATGAAGCATATCAACAGCTGAATGAAAAGAAGGCCTCTGGACTCCCTTTCTCGAAGAAATTTGGTAGTTCAAAAGGTGAAGTCCTCCAAAAGTGGACAGATTTTGATTTAGTGTTGTATTTTATGCTTTATTCACTTTTAAAGAAAGCCACACTCAAAGTGAACGAACTTAGGGTGAATGGCAAAGCTGCCAGAACTTTCATTTTTTCTTGTATTTCTAGTGTTTATGTTGGCAATTTGTTGTTCGGTGGCATGCAGGAACAATTCGTTCAAGGATTGTTCCATCATGCAGGATTCATCGGAGCTTCAATACCCGGTGCTGACATGATGCGAATGTGGGGAGAATTTGCCAAACTTTTAAGTAAGAATTGG